CGGGGTGAATGCGAAGCAGAGGGGCAGTAAGCCCCTTTATTGTCTTATTTGCAAATAAAATAATTTTAGGGTTATACGGTGTCTGGGAGCTGGCTTCAATTGCGAACCTGCGGCGTCTGGTGTTCGTGCGGCTTGGTGCTTTGGTAACTTGAACAACGGTGGTAATGCTGGCGTTCCTTGCCGTAACTCGAACAATGGGGTGTCTAACGCTAACTGGAACGGCTCTCTCGGAGCAACTGGTACAATTTTGAAAAGAGTATTTAAAAATCATTGCATCGTATAATCCTCGCTTATGTGCGAAAATAACTTGAAACCAACGAGGCTAGTACCGAAAGGGAAAGTCACGGAAGTAACCAGATGAATATTAAGGAGGTTGATGTTTGAAGACGTACTGCAAACCAGCAACGGTCAACATAGAAGATTGGCATTTTAACGAGAGTGCCGTTGTGGACTGCTTCAAGAATAAGCGTAGCAGAAATGATTTTCAGCGTCTGCTATGCAAGACCGGGAAAATAACAAAGCGTGAGATCGTAGAAGATCAGTTGAATAAGGATTTTACACGAACCCTGGAAGCTGAATCAGAAGTAGCAAAGATGCTGACGCAACGTATAATCAACCGAGATTTACAATTAAAACCGATTCGCCAATTTCAAAGAATTGACGGACTGACGCAGAAGCTCCGTGATATCTGCCAGGAATCTCCAGAACAGCAGGTGTTTGAATATATCGGAGTATATGCGTTGAAACCTCTTTTCAGAGCAAAGATTTTACCGATCCAGTACGGGAGCATCCCGAATAAGGGAGGCGTAGCCGGAAAGCGAAAGATCGAAAGACTGCTCCGGAAGAAATTTCACGGCAAGGTAGTTGCCTTGAAAGGAGATGTAACAAAGGCTTATCCCTCAGTGACGGTTCCAATCGTCATGGAGATGCTGAGGAGAGACATAGGCAAGAATAAAGTGCTGCTATGGTTCCTGGGTGCTCTTATGAGCAATTATCCTGGGAACCATCTTTGCATAGGCGGATATCTTCCGGCATGGCTATTCAATTACGTGATGTCTTATGTATTGAGATATATCTATGAGCAAGCTCAGATACGCAGAGGAAAGCGGAATAGGCTTGTATATGCGATTGTATGCTATGCAGATGATTTCACGATCTATGGCGATGTTTCAAAGCTGAAAAAGGCAATGAAGAAAGCTACGATCTGGGCTCATGATAAGTTCGGATTGAAAATCAAGGATATCTGGCAATTCTACCAGGTAGCTTCGTTTGATGAAGAACGGGAGAACCTGGAAGAGCGAAGGAAAGGCAGTAAGAAAAGGACGCCCGGAGTTGATATGATGGGCTATGTAGTCCGGAGGAGATACACGATCATCCGTGGGAGAGTATTCCGGAGAATCCGGAGGCAAGTGCTCAGAGCCTGGGAAGATTTCAAGGAGAAAGGATTTATCCCATGGTGGAGAGCCTGCCGGATTGCAGCATACAAAGGCTGGATAAAGCATAGCAACAGTTTGAAATTCCGGATGGAGTATTGTTTTGATAAGCTATTCAAAATGTGTTCATACAGTGCAAGTAAGCACGGAAAGGAAGTAGAAAATGAGAAGAGAATCTTACTTATCACAGCCCTCAGCAGTTGAGGTCTATCTGGTATTTTCCGGAACAGATGTTATCATGCGTAAAAACATTGAGCTGGTGGATAAAGAGGACATCCAGGATGGGAAAAAGAATAAGTACAAGGTGTGGGAGTGCGAGGAGGTCCAGTTCCATTACCAGGGCAAAGTAACCCAGGAAGAGATCGAATCTGATTTTGATTACTGGTACGCAAAAGCGGAGGAGGTTCCAGATCCTTCCAGTGTGGAAGATCTGAGCCTGGAGGATGCCAGAAAAGCGAAATACCAGGAAATCGCATCAGCATGCGAGCAGACGATTTACTCCGGAGTAGATGTGAGCACATCTTCTGGTGTAGAACATTTCAGTCTGACCGAAAAGGACCAGATCAATCTCTTTGGAAAGAAAATGCAGTTGCTGGCCGGAGAGGAGAAACTGGAGTACCACGAGGACGGACAGCCATGCAAGTATTTCTCGGCGGCGGATATGCAGAATATTGTTGACCGGGCAATGTTTTTTGTATCGTACAATACAACGTATTGCAACGCTATGAATATGTGGATTAAGTCCATCACGAAGCCTGGAGACTTCGAGCAGATTCAGTGGGGCGTGAAAATTCCGGAGGAGTTCCAGAATGAAGTGCTGAAAGATTACATGAAGATTCTGGCATCCGGAGGTGTTGTATAGTGAAAGCGTTTCTGAAATATTTGACGCTCTTCCTGGTAGGAGGGGCGTTTTATTATGCCATGGAAGTGCTGTTCCGAGGATATTCGTTTTTAGCGATGGTAGGATGCGGCGGATTGTGCTTCATCATCTGCGGCGTGCTGAATGAGAAAGACCGGTGTATGCCCCTGGTTCTCCAGATGGCGATAGCGGCGTGTGGAATTACGGCCATTGAATTTGCCTTTGGACTGGTTCTGAATGTGTGGCTCGGTCTGGGAATGTGGGATTACAGCAATATGCCGGGAAACGTCCTGGGGCAGATTTGCCCTCAGTTCATGGTGCTGTGGTTCTTTCTGTCGGCAGCAGGAATCTTTCTGGATGATGTGATTCGTTGGAAGTTCTTTGGAGAGGAGAAGCCGCATTACCACCTGTTCAAGAAAGGACCGGCGGACAAATGACAAAGCTACAGATTATCGCTAAATTATGGTCTGCGGTGTATGACCTGGTGTTTCTGGTAAAGGAGACGCCAACGAAGACACTGGAGCAGATAGAATCAGATCTTGACGTTATCGAGTATGCGTGCCAGAAGTACGCAGACTGCGACGACGATGAGATAGCAATCGGGAACGAAGGAGGTGTTTTATGTGAGAATACGAGCACAGCCCGGAAAATGGATTAGTTCGCAAGTTTCGAAGTAATAGCAGAAAGGAGAAACAGAATAAGTGGAGTTATGGATAGCTGCCGGGGTACCGTCTGCGATTGTAGCATTCTGCTTTTGGATGCTTGAAAGACGCATCCAGGAACGGGCGGAGGCTGAAAAGAGCGAACGGGCACGCAGGCAGGAAGAACAGGACATTAAAGAAGAGAATCGTGAGAAGTTGCAGTATATGATGCTGAAAGCTCTCGATGGTTCTCTTTGTCTGTCAGAAGCTACAGCGAAAGCGGTACAGAGGATTCCGGATGCGAAATGCAACGGCGATATGCACAAGGCGTTGGATTACGAACTGGATGCGAAGCATGACCTGGAGAACTTTCTGACAAGGCAGGGAGTGAATCATATCACAGGGGAATAAATATGTGGGCGTATTTGCCCCGTATTTGCCTTTAAAGCGTTTAGGCAATAATTTCCCCACCCACACGATTAGAAACGCTACAGGAAACTATCAAGAGATTATAGAACATAGTAGGAGGAATGATTCTATGGAATTATTGAATTTTTTAAACCAGGTGCCGATTCCGGTTCTGATCCTGGTGATCGCAGTGCTGGTCGTTATAACAGCAGTGGTCGTATATCAGTATGCGAAAGCGAAAGGACTGGAGGGCATCCGTAAAGAGGTGTACGAGCTGTTCCTGCACGCTGAACATATCTACAAAGAGTCCGGCCAGGGAGAACAGAAACTGAAATGGGTAGTACAGCAGGCAAGAGGATTGCTGCCTAAGTGGTTGCAGGTAATCATGTCCGAAGAGGTGCTGCTGAAAATTATTGACTGGTGGTTCAAGGAAGTTAAGGACCTTTTGGACGATGGAAAGGTAAATGGCTCTCAGAACTGATCGGAGAAGGGAGAGAGGAGCTATGGGCTTAAAAATCCTATTGGTGTACCTTTTGGGGATTTTGCTGTGTCAGCCGGTCTATATCTGGGGTATCCGGACACTGTGCCGGATGGAAGATGAAGACGAAGAACTATACTGCCAGGACAATGGCATGTATTATGAGCCAAACAAGCCGAATTATCCGCTTCTGATAGTGTTGCTGCTGATAGCAGGAATCTTCTGGCCGTTGGTAATTTTGTTTGCGGTGTTCGTTCCGTTGACATTTTTGCTGATGGACAAGATGGGACAGTTGCATCCGAAAGATGATGATGAGATGGACCCAGAAGAGGACACATACTTATGACCGGGTGGGGAGAAATCCCTGCCCCTTTTTTATGAATGAAGGAGAATTTACAAATGGCAATAGAACGGAATACATACACAGATATTTTGTTTGACGCTTTGATGGCTGCTGGTTGCACGATATATGGTGCATGTGCGGCTATGGGGAATATTTACGCAGAATCCGGAGCGAATCCCCGGAATCTGGAAAATCTCTGCGAGAAGAAATTGAACTATAAATACACGGACGATACCTACACGGAAGCAGTAGACTCCGGAAAGATAACGAGAGCGTTGTTCCTGCATCCGTTGGGAGATTCCAGGCAGTACGGTTACGGATTCTGCCAGTGGACATCTGCCGGAAGAAAGGCCGGCCTTTACGATCTGGTCAAGTCCAGAGGAGTATCCATCGGAGATGCAAAAGTTCAGACAGAGTACATGCTGAGCGAATTGCAGAAGAGCTATAAGAGCGTCTGGAAGGTATTGCAGACAGCGACCTCAGTACAGGAAGCGTCTGATATCTTTCTGGTTAAGTTCGAGGCTCCGACGAATACTGGTTCGGCAGTGAAGAAAGCAAGGGCTTCTTACGGGGAGCAGTATTTGAAAATTTACCAGAATCAGAAGAAGGAGGAAAACAAAGTGAGCAAAATTGAAAATGCAGTAGCAAGAGCAGAGGCAATCGCCCTGGACGATTCACACGGTTACGACCAGGTAGACCGTTGGGGCAATCCGAATTACGATTGTTCCGGGCTGGTAATCAGAAGTTTGGAAGAGGCCGGAATCCTGGCAAAGTCAAGCGGAGCAACCTATACAGGCAACATGCCGGAGGTTCTGCCAAAAATCGGATTCAAGGATGTTGTAAAATCCGTGGATCTGGCAACCGGTAGCGGAATGATCCGTGGAGATGTCCTGCTCGGAAATGGACACACAGCATTCTACTGCGGAAATGGTAAACTGGTGCACGCAAGTATCAACGAGAAAGGAACGGTCACAGGAGGAAAGTCT